GACTTTATTGACACTCAGTCGCTTTCAGGCACTGTCGTAAACAATGACACCGCCCTACAGCTAAATGCTGTGTTCTCGGCCGTCTCTTTGATCTCAGACACTGTGGCGACTCTACCCATAGACGCATACATACGCTCACAGGGCGCACGTCGCGCTCTGAGGCCACGACCAGCTTGGGTGACTAAACCAGACATAGACACGACCAAAGAGGCCTTCTATGGCTCAGTAATCGTCTCTCTGCTACTAGAAGGCAATGCCTTCATACGCCTTTACCGCAACAGAAGCGGGCAGGTCGTCAATATGAATGTTCTAAACCCGCTAGATGTCAAAATCAAGCGCAATGGCGTGGGCAGGGTGATGTTTGACGTCAAGGGCGAGGAAAAGGGTCTTACAACCGAGGACATTATCTTTATCCCAGACGTAGTAAAGCCAGGATCGCTCAGGGGCATCTCTCGCGTAGAGGCTCTAAAGGAGAACTTCGGTCTAGCACAGGCTTTGGAGAACTACGCAAGCAAATTCTTCGGTTCAGGCACTCACACCTCTGGAGTCCTAGAGGTTCCCGGCAACCTGACCGCCGACCAGGCCAAGTCTATGCAGGAAGCCTTTGACTCACGCCACAAGGGCTGGGGCAGGGCGCACAAGACCGCAATTATTACGGGCGGGGCTGCTTACAAGCCAACGAACGTGCCAAATGATCAAGCGCAGTTCCTAGACAGTCGCAGAATGGCCGTAGAGGACATTGCGAGGGCTTTCAACATTCCACCGCATCTGCTTGGCCTCCCTGGCACCAACACCTACGCTTCGGTAGAGCAGAACAACATAGCCTTTGTCACACACACCCTCAGACCCATCGCTCAGAAGCTTGAGGGCGCTCTTACAAGCCTTTTGAGCGAGCAAGTGGGTCAAGAGGCAGCTTTTGTGAAGTTTAGCCTTGACGGGCTTCTTAGGGCCGATATCAACAGCCGCACAGAGGCTTACAGCCGCGGTTTACAAGCTGGTTATTACAAGATCAACGACGTTCGCCGTTTTGAGGACCTAGAGCCGATTGACGACGAGTCAGCAAACACAGTCCGGGTACCTTTGGCAAACGTAAACGTAGATGCCGCCGATCTCTCCGCGATGAGTGCCAAGGTACAGATGCTTCAGCAACTTGTTCAGTCAGGTTACGACCCGACAGACACTGCCGCCAAACTCGGCCTACCAGCCTTCCAGCACACAGGCGCAGTTTCAGTTCAGCTACAGCCAGAGGTTGAGTAGTGGCAATTTATACAGCTCAACACACACTTGGCACTGTCGCAGTGCGAATTGTCCCGCCCTCTACTCAGCCGCAAGAGGTTCACATTCACAATATGACCAAAAGCTCTAATGAATATATATTTCTTGGTAATTCAGATGTTTCTGACACAAACAGCATTCACATAGACCCAGGCGAGACTATTCAGATTGTTTTGCAACCTAGTCAAGACCTATGGGGCGTGAGTGATCCCAGCGGGTTGATTGCGGGTGTACTCGCAGTTAGGAAAGACTAATGCCGTATTACATTTCAGATAGCAACCCAGATTGCGCTAATTGGGCAGTGGAGAAAAGTGACGGTGAAGTAATGGGTTGTCACGCAACTAAACAAGAAGCAATAGATCAGATGGTCGCACTTTCAATTGCTGAAAATATGGAGCCGGGTGGCGAGAGAGCTATGCCAGGGACCCTAAAGGTCGGTAGCTTTGTGTCTTGGAACAGCTCTGGTGGTCGCGCTCGTGGACAGGTCAAAGAGATTGTCGAAGATGGCACAATCAACGTACCCGACAGTTCGGTCAGCGTGAATGGCACTCCAGCCGACCCAGCAGCACTTATTTCGATTTGGGAGCAGGTCGAAGGCGGCTATAGGGAAACTGATACTAGAGTCGGACACAAGTTCTCCACACTTACGGAGATCGAACCTCTGCCAGAAGCACCAGCTCCAGAGGAAGAAACCAATTCAATTGAATTCAGAGAAGTAAACCTAGCCCCTCCGGCTTATATGAGAGCAGCCGCTAGACGGGGACTCGAATACTACGAGGAGGGCTACGGCGGAGATGGCTTGGTTGAAAGAACTATACGAGAAGCTAGGGCTATGGCTCGCGGTTCTGTTACTGCTGAGAAGTGGGTTAGGCTTCGGGCTTGGATTGCTCGTCACTTGGTTGATCTGGACTCTCCCGCCGCACGACCTGATTCGGACGATTATCCTAGTGCTGGCGTCGTAGCACACTTACTCTGGGGTTCAGGCCCTTCAAAGCGAGCTGCACAACGCGCACTGAGTTATGCCGAAGGTGTAGTTGCTAGAATTGAAGAAGAAAACGAAGGCCGAGCGAAAGGCGAAGCATTGTCGAAGATTGAGACTCGCACGACCCCGATTGAATTCGAGGTACGCGAAGATGGTGACGGAATGACCTTTGAGGGTTACGCTGCCGTATTCAACACCCCGTCTGAGCCTCTACCGTTTATTGAGCGTATCGCTCCTGGGGCGTTCAAACGTTCACTAGACTCACGCAACGATATCAAGTTGCTATGGAACCACGACACGGGAACTGTTCTCGGTTCTACACGTGCTGGGACTATGAGGCTAAACGAGGACGACCGCGGACTACGCGTAAGCGCAACTTTCCCAAACACTTCAGCCGGACGTGACGCAGCGGAGCTACTCCGCCGTGGAGACGTAGACTCGATGAGCTTTGGCTTCTCGGTGCCTTCAGGTGGCGACGAGTGGTCAAACGACGGCTCAGAGCGGACCCTAAATTCGGTCAGACTTCACGAGGTTTCAATTGTTGCCTTTCCCGCTTACACCTCTACGGCAGGCACAACTTCTGTCCGCGGGTTGGACAAGGTTGCAGAAAGAGCCGAAGTAGACGCAGATGCCCTAGCTGACGCAATGGTCAAGCTAGAGGAAGGCAAGGAACTCTCAGAGGACGAGGGTCGCCTGCTAAATCAAGCAATCAACTCCTACACAGTCAAGGACGAGACAGAGCCTGAAGGTGACTTGGAGATGCTTGCTCTCAAGAAAATGAAACTCAAACTATTGACAGGAAACTAATATGGCGACTAGAGAAGATATCAAGAAGGCGATCCTTGCTGTCGCCGGAAACCCAGAGTCAGGCCCGATAGCCAATCTGGCAGACGCGATGGCAGATGCAGTTGTTGGTCTAGATGCACCAGTGCCGTTCAAGCCTGATGCTCGTGATGGTGACAAGGACGGCAAAGTCCAAGACGGTACACCTTTTGAAAGACCAGCTAAAGAAACCCGCGTTATCAAGGCTGACGAAAAGCGGTAATCCCTTTCCGCAAACAGAGCGGGTTCCCCCCAGGTTGTCCTTTCCCTGGGGGTTTCCTTTTGGCGCAATGTGATAAAATTTACATAATCTCTCCTAGGGCACTCCGGACGGTCCGCGCTAGGGGAGATTCTTTTTGATGCGGACATCTCCTGTAAAATTTACATATCGGATTGTGAGTCAGCTCTGCCGTGTTCAGTTCGCGTCAGCGCGACTGGTATCCAAGTAAACAATCTATTTAGGAGACTAAATGTCTGAGTTCGTAAAGACTCAACAGGAAGTCCGTGCAAATCTCACTGAGCAGATCCGCGAGGTCATTGACCTAGCAGACTCCGAGAAGCGCGGTCTATCCGCTGAGGAACTACAGAAGATTGACCGCATCGAGGACGACATCCGTCGTGCCGACGAGGCTATTGCTGTTGCAAAGCGCAACGAGGAGCGCGCAGTAGAGGCTTCGGCCGCTGCTAAGGGCTTCCAGATTGCAGAGCCAGTCACCGAGCGTTCATCTTCTGACATCCTGCGTGAAATCGCAGCTACCCGTGGCGCACACACCTTTGAGCGTCGCACTCTAGTACCTTCGACCGACACTGTTCCAAAGACCTTCTTTGACCAGGTATTTGACGTTGCACGTCTAGTCGGCCCGATGCTAGATGTTGGTAACCGTATCAACACCACCTCTGGTGAGGACATCACCATCCCAACCCTGACTGCATACAGCACCGCAACCCTAAAGGCTGCTGGTTCTGCTCTTGCTGACAGCGAGCCTACCTACTCAAGCATCACCCTTGGTGCCTACAAGTACGGTCTGCTCATCCCTGTCTCAAATGAGCTAATTGCCGATGCTGGATTCGATATCTCCGCTCACCTCGCTGAGCAGGCAGGTAACGGACTTGGCTACGCTGTAAACGCAGCTCTCACTACGGGAGACGGATCTGACAAGCCAAACGGTGTTGTTACCGCTGCTGGCTCTGGTATCACTGGTGGAACTGGTGTTACTGGTGCATTCACCGCCGACAACCTGATTGACCTTCAGTACTCGCTTGACGGTGCTGCACGTCGTCTACCAGGCGTTGCATATATGGCGAATGGTGCAACCATCGGAGCAATGCGTAAGCTTCGTGACGGAGATGGAACCTACTTGTACAACGTACAGGTTGGTCAGCCAGACACCTTCGCAGGCTACAACGTGATAGAGAACCCAGCAATGGCTGGTGTTGGAAGCGCCGCTAAGTCCGTACTATTCGGACATATGCCGTCCTACCAAGTTCGCGTCGCAGGTGGCGTACAGGTTGCAACTTCAACCGACTACGCGTTCAACACCGACAGCACGGTATTCCGTGTACTGATGCGCGTTGATGGTGACTTGACTCACGCAAGCCACATCAAGTACTTCATTGGAAACGCTGCTTAGTTTTCAGTGAAATAAACCGAGGCC